AGGCCCTGATCGCCGAGGCCCAGGACCTCTCGGAAGAAACCGCCGCCGGCGTCCTCCGCATGCTCGAGCAGACCCAGCACGAGCTACTGGGGCGGCTGGCTTCCGAGAGCGGCCGGCTCACCGGCTACTCGACCTGGCAGCTTCATTCCCTGCTCGACGAGGTCGAGCGGCAGATGAGATGGTTCCGCGACCGCGCGACCCCGGGAATACAGGGGGCACAAACTGAAGCCTATGCTACCGGCGCGCAAATCGCCGAGGAGCCGATGAAGGAAATCGGGCTGCACGTCCTGATGCCGGCGCTCGACCGCCACGCCCTAGTGATTGCCCAGGGCTACAGCGCGAAATTGATCAAGGGCTTGGCCTTCGACGCCGACAAACAGATCGATGGGGCCTTGCGGCGGTCCATGCTCGGCGGGCAATCGTTCACCGACATCGTGGCCCAGGTCTCGAAGGCCCTGGGCGGCGACGGCGGGGTATTCGACGAAATCGGCAACCGGGCGCTGCGCATCACGCGTACCGAGGTGCTGCGCATGTCGTCGATCGCTACCGACGCGCGGATGAAAGACTACGCCAAAGCGATCCCCGAGATGGAGCAGGAATGGCGGCATACCGTGCAGCGGGCCGGACGCCGCGGGCACATCCTGATGAATGGCCAGGCCGTCCCGGTCGGCGAAAAGTTCTACAACGATTTCACCGGCGAATATCTGCGCTATCCGCGGGATCCGGAAGCGCCGGCCAGTGAGACGGTGAATTGCGCGTGCTTTGTGATACCCCGGGTGCCGGGGATCGCCGCGCTGCGCGCGGCGTAGCTATCAGCTATCAGCTATCAGCGAACACAGGTTTAGCTGATAGCTGATAGCTGAGAGCTGAAAGCTTTCCAAAGGAGCAGCGAAATGCCCGACGAGAAAAAACTGAGAGCAGGCCCATTCGAGATCGAGTGGCGGACACAGAAGCCGGAGCCGAAAGAAGGCGAGCCGGTGAGGGTCGCGCACACGCCGGCGGGCGCCAATCCGGCGGTGCTGAGCGACATCCCGGTGGCATTGCGGCTGGCCGTGAAGCCGCAACCGGACGGGAGCATCAAGGTCATCACCATGGATGCCCGGAAGTTTGTGGTGGCTGCCGATCCGCCGGCGGCAAGGAAATAATCCGCGGATTACGCGGATTCAGGCGAAAGCGAAGCAATCTGGGGCTGAGGGCTTGAGTTATGAAAACAGAAGAAGCGGTCTTTGCAAAATCCCAGAGCATGGATGCCATCAAAGATCTGGTGCAGGCGGCGCTGGCCGCCAAATTCCCGGCCGCCAGCGGAACTCCTGGGCTGGGGCCCTGGCTCCGCGATTTCTTTCCCGACGCGGCCGTGTACTCGCACCGGGGCAAAATATACCGCTGCACCTACTCGATTGACCAGACCAAGGGGGCCTCGGTGGTGGCCCTCGGCGAGCCGGTGGAGGTCGAGGTCACCTATCAGACCGTGGGCGAAGATTTCCGCTGCGATGCCATCGAGCGTATCGAGGAGGCGGCGCCCCTGGTGGCTACGCCCGAGGGCGAGGGCTGGATATGGGATTGCGAAATCCTGCGGCCGGGTCTCTCCCTGAACTGTGATTCGACCACCGGCCTGCGGCGCTATTATCCGGCGGAATTCAACGCCCGCGAGGCCTCCGCCTTCGAGGATCAGGCGGCTCTCTGCGATCATCCCGAGGGCCAGGCCTCGGTGCGCAATTTGGTGGGCAAATGGCAGCGTCTGGCCTGCCTCGAGGGCACCATGGGCGGGGAACTGCACATCCTCGAAAGCGAGGATTGGCTGCGGCAGAAGTTGCTGGCGGCGCAAAAGGCCAAACTGCCGGTGGGCATTTCCCTCAACGCCTACGTAGCCTATGACCGGGCCAGGCGCGACGGCAGGGATGTGATGGAGGCCAAGCAGGTGATGCGCGACCTGCCACGATCGGTCGATATCGTGATGCACGCGGCCGCCGGCGGCAGGATCCTGCGCGCCGTGGCCTCGGCCGATGAGGAAGCGCTGCTGAAAGGGGCGCGCGAAACATTTGTGAAGCCCCAAAATGCGGGCGGCGGGGCGGGTGAAATCCGCAATTCGCAATCCGCAATCCGCAATTCCAAGAGCTCCGCAACCCGGAGCACAAAAGGAGCAACGATGGAAACCATTGACCCCAATGCTCCGGACAACGGAGCGATCAAAAAAACCCAAGAGCAGCTCGCCGCGATGGCCACCACCATCACCGAACTGCAGACGAAAGTGACCAGGGCCGAGGAAGCCGCCACGCTGGCCAACGCGCGCAACTTGCTCAACGACAAGCTGGCGAGCTCGAAATTGCCCGCGCCGGCCATCGCGCTGGTGCGCGATTACTTCGACGGCCGGGTGCCCGAGGCCGAGGGCATCGACGCCCGGATCGCCAAGGTCCGCGAATCGTTCGCCGCCATGCTGCCCAACAACCCGGCGCGGACCACCGGCGGCGCCGTCGTCCAGGTCGGACTCGAGAGCATCGACAAGATGAACATCGCCCTGGCCCGCATGTTCTCGCTCACCCACGAATGGGCCGAGGAGGAGTACTGGTACCGCGGCAACCGCATGCGCCGCATGGTCCGCGGCGCCGAGATCGACAAGTCCATCCCCCCCTTCCCCGGCATCCGGAAAGCCTATGAGCACTGGACCGGGGATGCCGACGTCAGCGGCAACGTGCGCCCCGAGAACATCCGGCGCATCACGGAAGAGTGGAACAATTCCAGCTTCCCCTATGCCGTCAATAACGTGATGAACAAGCGCCTGGTGCAGGATTACCGGGCGGTGGATTACGGCCTCGAGCCGCTGTATGACGTGGCCGCGGCGCCGAATTTCAAGGCCCAGCAGCTCACCCGCATCGGCTATCTGGCCGACCTGGATACCGTCGATCCAGAAGCCGCGGACTATGCCGAGATCGCGGCGCCCACCGAGGACCACATCGGGTTCACCGTGGTCCAGAAGGGCAACATCATCACTATCACCCGGAAGATGATCATCAACGACGACCTGCGGGTGATCGACCTCCGGCTCAGCCGCCTGGCGCGCTCGGCGGCCCGCACCCTGGCTCAGGTCATCACCACCCTGATGGAAACCAACGCCGCCATCTACGACACCGTGGTCTGGTTCCACGCCGTCAGCCACGGCAACACCAACACCACGGCGCTGAGCGCCGCCGCCGTCCTGGCGGTGCGCGTCGCCTTCCGGAACTTCAGCGAAAAGGATTCCCTGAAGAAGCTGAATCTGGGGCTCGATGGCGCCTACCTGATGGTGCCCACGGCCTTGGCCGAGACCGCCTTGTCGATCAACCAGCAGGAGTACGCCACCAACAATTTGACCGACCGCAACATGGCCCGCTGGCAGTTCGGCGCGAACAACGAGCGGATCATTGTGAATCCGCTGTTGTCGGATGCCGACGATTGGGCGGTCTTCGGCAACAAGAGCATCCTGCCCTACCTCGAGGTGGCTTTCCTCGATGGCCGGCAGGATCCGGACTTCGCCATCCAGGACAATCCCACGGTGGACAAGGTGTTCACCAGCGACAAGATCCGGCTGCGCGTTCGGCACGAGTACGTCCCCTATGTGACCGATTTCCGGAACGTGTACTGGCAGGAAGTGTAGACGGCAGGCTGTAGGCCGTAGGCTGTAGGCTGCAGGAAAACCTACAGCCCGCGGCTGCCGGCCGAGCCCGCAACTGAAAACTGGGAGCTGAAAACTCCGGATCAAGGAGAGCACGATGAAACACGTTATTGCATTACTGGTTCTGGCTACAGCCTACAGCCTACAGCCTACGGCCTGCCTGGCCCAAGACGAGGGCCTGCGGCGGGAGCCGGGGATCATTTTCACCAGGGGCGCGTTCCACGAATTCACCGCCGGGGAAGCCATCTCCGCGCGCCACGCCGTCTACCTGGCCGGCGACGGCAAGTTCTACAAGCTGACCTCGGCCGCCCCCAACGGCATGGTTGGGGTGGCCATTTACGCCTGCTCGAGCGGCGCCACCAACTGCAGCATCCAGGTGACCGGCAAGGCCACGGCCATCAGCGATGCGGCCATCGCCATCGGCGATCGCCTCGGCCCGCCATCGGCCGTCGCCGGGCGCGTGAAAACCATCGCCGCCACTCCCGACCCTGCCGTAGTCCTGGGCTGGGCGCTGACGGCCGCCACCGACCAGGCGCAATCCATCACCATCCTGCTGCAGAATGGCGAGGCGCCCATGATCCTGCCCTCGGCCGCCGCGGCGATTTTCATCGCCGGGGACTACATCTGCCCCGATCCGGCCAATCCCGGCAAGTACGTGGACAACGGCCAGACGCGCTGCGATGCGGGCAACCCGCAGGCCGGATTCGTGGCCCGCACTGATGCCGCGCCGGCGCTGCTCCACCAGGTGCTGATCCAGCCGGAGGCGGCCAGGAGCGCCGTGTGCCCGCTGGGCGCAGTTTGCGCCACACCCGCGCTGCTGCCGCCGTGCAGCAGGCTGCGGAAGACGTACTGTTTTAACTAGGCCGTAGGCTGTAGGCCGTAGGCTGTAGGAAAAACTGGCGGGCAACCGCCATACAAAAAAAGGAGAGAGAAGGACATGAAAACAATTTCGAGTGTGCTCGTTTTGATCTGCGCAATCTGCGTAATCTGCGGATCGGTCTGGGCCCAGGCGCCCACCGCCGTGCAGCAGGCCGGCAACCGCACCGATGCGGCCACCTTCCTGCAAGGCCCTGCCGGCGGCGCCACAAGCTGCGCCACCGTCAACACCACCGCCGCGCTCAACACGGTGACCATCACGCCGCCCGCCGGCAACTATGTCTACATCACCGGCGTCTACATCGACATCACCGCCGATGTGACGGGTGTCACCCAGGTGGCGACGCTCTCGACCACTAACCTGAGCGGCGGGCCGTTCTGGAGCCTGGCCACGGTGGTGCCCACCGCCGGGGCCAACGGCACCATGCGGCAGATCGCGGAAGTTTTTCCCACCGCGCTGAAGAGCACCGTGCCCGGCACCGCCGTCACTTTTGTCCCGAGCGCGCAAACAAACCATGCGATTTTCTGCGCCCGCGTGGCCGGCTATTTCGCGCCGTGAAGAAGAGAAAAACGGCTGTGGGCTGTAGGCCGTGGGCTGTAGGAAAAGCGGTCTGCAGCCTGAACTCAAAACTCGAAAAGGAGAAGGAGAGAGGAGCACCATGAAAAAGATTTCGACTCTGCTGTTTTTGATCTGCGCAATGTGCGGAATCTGCGGATCGGTCTGGGCCCAGGCGCCCACCACCATCCAGCAGTCCGGCAGCCGCACTGATGCGGCGATTTTCCTGGCGGGGCCGCTTGGCGGGGCCACAACCTGCGCCACCGTCAACACCACCGCCGCCAACGGCACGGTGACCATCACCCCGCCCGCCGGGCAGTACGTGTACATCACCGGCGTCTACATCGACATCACCTCCGACACCACCGGCCTGACCGGAGTGGCCACCCTGGGCACCACCAACCTCACCGGCAGCCCAACATGGTCGTTGGCCACGCTTACGGCGGCGGCCGCCGGTCAAGCTACTATGCGGCAGATCGCGGACGTCTTCCCGACCGGCCTGCGGGCCGCGAGCCCGGGCACTGCCGTGACGTTCGTGCCCAGCGCGCAATCGAACCATGTGATCTTTTGCACGCGGGTGGCGGGCTATTACGGACCCTAGAAGAGGAAAGCGGCCGTGGGCTGTAGGCTGTGGGCTGGGGGTTCAGTAAGAAAACGGGACGCAGATGAACGCAGAAAAAACAGATCAAGGCAGATGGTGCAAACCCTTTAAGTTTGATCTTGCTCTTTCCGTTTTTTCTGCGTTCATCTGCGTCCTATTGCTCTGCTTTTCGGCCCTCGCGGCTACGGTGCCCGCCACCGTCACCGTCACCGACACCGTGCGCTACGCCGATGGCGTGGCCGCCGTCGGCTCCTGCCGCATCTCGTGGCAATCGCTCGTCTCACCCGATGGCTATGCGGTGCAGGCCGGACGGCTCGATGTGCGCCTGGGCGCCGGCCCGGCCTATACCAGCGGCGCCATCTCGGTTGCACTGACCCCCAACATCGGCGCCGTGCCCTCCGGTACCAGCTACACCATCGATTGCCGGCTGGATCGCGGGGGCCTGCGCGAGTACTGGATCGTGCCCGCCACCGGCCCGGTGACCATCGCCAGCATCCGCGCGGCCGTCGCGCCGGCGACGACATACCTGTATCCGCAGCAGCAGCAGATCTACGAGGGCACCGGCCTGGCCGTGCTGCTCGCTTTCTACCGCGTCGCGTCGGCCACGGCCACGCGCGCCGGGCAATGCTACTGGGATACCGACACCAATTCGCTGACCTGCTCGACGGCCGCCGGCGTCTGGAAGACGCTGCCATTCACCGATGGAAACGTGGCCACGGCGACGGCGCTGGCCGCCGATCCCGCCGACTGCACCAACCAGTTCACGCGCGGGATCAACGCCTCGGGCACGGCGCAATGTGCATCAGTGGCGGGGACGGATTTCGGCACGAAGGTCGCCAACACGATCCTGGCTGGCCCGGCGACGGGCGCCGACGCCGCGCCCACCTTCCGCGCCCTGGCCAGCGCCGATATCCCCAATAATGCCGCCGACACCAGCGGCAACGCCGGCACCGCCACGGCCCTGGCCGCCGATCCGGCCGACTGCACCAACCAGTTCACGCGCGGGATCAACGCCTCGGGCACGGCGCAATGTGCATCAGTGGCGGGAACGGATTTCGGCACGAAGGTCGCCAACACGATCCTGGCCGGCCCGGCGACGGGCGCCGACGCCGCGCCCACCTTCCGCGCCCTGGTGCCGGCCGATCTGGGCATCACCGGGTCCGTGGTCGGCACCACCGATACGCAGGTATTGACGAACAAGACCCTGATCCTCCGCACCATCGAGACGGTGGCTACCGGGAATGTCGGACTTACCAGCACGTCGGAGGAATATCAATTTGTCGATCCGAACGGTGCTGATCGCATCTGGACGCTGGAGGCGACGCCCGTCACTGGACGGGGATATACGATTCAAAATACTGGGACGGCCAACACCGTTACGGTGAAAAACGCCGCTGCGGCTATTCTGGTGGTCTTGACCGCCGGGGACACGGCCACCGTGATTTATACGGCGGCGGCCGTTTGGAGGGTGATCTAAGGGCAGTGACGAGTGACAAGTGACAAGTGACGAGAGGAGACGCAATGCGGAGTAAGTGGTTCCCAGGTCCCAGGTCGCAGGTCGCAGGTCTGCTCCTGCTGCTGGCTACAGCCTACAGCCTACAGCCTACGGCCTGCTTCGCGCAGATGCATCCGCATTCGTTCAGCCCCCGCCAACTGAGTGGTTCGTTGCAACTCTGGCTGCGCGCCGATGCCGTCACAGGGCTGGCTGATGGTAATGCGGTCGCTGTGTGGCCTGATTCCAGCGCATACAGCCATGATGCGATACAGACGGGGCCAACACTCCAGCCACTCTATAAGATCAACATCCAGAACGGGCGTCCAGTGGTGCGGTTCGACGGCACGAATGATTTCATCGATGCGACGGCTGTGCTCAGTCAACCTATCGTCGTTTTTGCCGTCCAAACCATCGACCGGGTCGGGGGAGGGCACGTAGGGAGCTTTGACTCCATCAACAGTGGGTTTCCGCGAATATATTTCGCTTGGATTCAGACCGTCGAAAAACTTCATATCTATGCGGGCGTTGGTTTATACGGTGATCTCGCCGGTTCGGCATTGCCTCGGCCCATGCGTGCCTACTCGATCCTCTACAACGGCATTTCCAGCGCGTTGTGGGTCAACGCCGCAACCATGGGCACTGGGAACGCAGGGTCTTGGTCTACGAACGGCTTCCGGATTGGCTCAACTACGGGGGGCAGTGAGAACTGCAAATGCGATTATGGCGAGTTTATCGTTTTTGCCACCGGCCTATCCGATGCCGACCGCCAGCGCGTCGAGCGGTATTTGTTGAGGAAGTGGGGACTTTGAATTTCGGATTGCGGATTTCGGATTGCGGATTTCAAGCTGAAAGCTGATAGCTGATAGCTGAGAGCTTACTTTTATGACCTTCGCCGATCTACAAACCGCGGTGGACAGCCGGATACAGGATGACGCCGGCAAGCTCGCGCCCGATGCCCGCGACGACTGCATCCGCGAGGCTATCCGCGACCGCTACTCGCGCTTCAAGCCACTCGAGCTGGTGAAGGACCTGGCGGGCGACGGCGCCACCTACCAGTGGACCCTGAACACCACGAATTTTCCGAGCTGGGATGAGGCGCGCAGCTCGATTGCGGCGCTTGAATATCCCGCCGGCGAGCGTCCCCCGGTGTACCTCGAGTCCGGCGATTGGACCATCGTGCGCATCTCCTCGGCGGCGCGCGCGCTGCACCTTCCCGCCATCACCCCGGGCACGGGCGCAACGCTGCGCGTGACCTATACCGCGCCGCACGCCGACGATGCCTCGACGGTGCCCGCCGGCGATGCCGACGCGGTGGCCAATGCCGCCGCCGCCCTGGCCTCGAGACGCCTGCAGGCCATCTATTCGCAGCTCGGCAATTCATCGATCGGCGCCGATGCCGTGGATTACGGGGCCAAGCGCGACGGGTTCAGTTCCCTGGCCAAGGATTTGGACCGCCGCTTCGAAGAGTCGATGGGCACGGCCGAGGACGATGAGGCCCCGGCGGCCTCGGGCACCGCCGTATGGGATCCTGGGATGGCCGATGGCGGCCGCAGATTAACGCACTGAGGAGGAATAGGACGCAGATAAACGCAGAAAGAACAGATCAAAACCGATCTGAGAGAAAGAACCTTTTCATGTTCGATCTTGCTTTTTCTGTTTTTTCCGGTTTTTCTGCGTCCTATTAACGCACTGAGGAGGAATAGGACGCAGATAAACGCAGAAAGAACAGATCAAAACCGATCTGAGAGAAAGAACCTTTTCATGTTCGATCTTGCTTTTTCTGTTTTTTCCGGTTTTTCTGCGTCCTATTCTCGGTATGAAACTTAGCGTCAACACTACGGACATCGAGCACTTCGAGGAGCTGATGCGCGAGGCGCCGGCCATTCTCGATCAGCATCTATCGGTGGCCGATGCCGGCGCCGTGGCGCAGCTCGAGGCGGCGGTGAAACTCGGCACGCCATCGTGCTACGGAACATTGGTCAACTCGATTTTCGGCGCGCCGGCCGACGCCCCCCTGCACGGCGGCATGGTGGGCGTTTCTCCGCCGGCCGATGTCTACGGCGCCGCCGTCGAGTACGGCACGCGGCCCCATTTTCCCTCGGAGCGCGGCGAGATCCCCATCTCCCTGATGCTGTGGGTCCAGAAACGTTTCGGGCTCACCAGCATCGAGAAAATCGAGGCCGCCGCCAAGGCCATGCAATGGAGGATAAAAGCTCACGGGACCCCGGCCGCATGGATGTTCCGGGACGCCATCGAATCCGAGCAGGCCAATATCCAGGCCATCTACGGCATGGCGGTGGACAGCGCCTTCGGTGAACTGCAGCAGGGAGTTTAGCTGATAGCTGATAGCTGATAGCTGATAGCTGAAAGCTTATGGCTTTGAACTCACATCTCGACGCGCTCAAGGCAATCATCGAGGCCGTTACCGGCGCCGGTAAGCTGGTGAAGTATTTTCGCCTGACCCCCAACGAGAAAGACCGCGTTGCCTACTACGTCGGCACGGATGCCAAGCTCCATCCCTGGATCCTGACGCGGGAGGCCACCGGCAGCGAGGATTTCGGGACCTGGGAGCGCGACGTCCACCGGGTGATCGCCCATCACTATCGCGCCGTCCGCGAGAATGCCGATGAAGAGCTGGCCGCGCAGACCGAGATCGAAGCCGTGCGTTCGGCGCTCAATGCCAATCGGCCGCTGGGCACCGTGGGATACATCAAGCAGCCGGTGGCGGTGCGCACCGTGGACTGGCGCATGTGGATGGGCGCGCTGTGCGTCCATGCCGAGTTGCTGATTCTGACTGAGGACCGAGACCGGGAATGAGAAACAGGCTGTAGGCCGTAGGCTGTAGGGTGTAGGAAATTCGGCCCTGGGCTGTGGCCTGTAGGCTGTGGGCAACTCCGCGTTTCCCACAGCCTACAGCCTACGGTCCATAGCCGCTCTTCCTGCAGCCCACAGCCTACAGCCCACAGCCGCTTTAGGAGGTTTTATGGCTTTCGCACAACCGCCGCGAGTTCACGAATATCTTGACTGGCTTTTCCTGCTGTCCGCCAAGCAGACGGCCTACGGTACGGC